TGAATGTCAATGACTTCAAATTCTGCATCTAAAAAGGTTTTTAATTTAAGCAGGGATCTTGATCGTTTCCCATCTTCATAGCCATAATCAGGCAAACGGATGATTGTTCCCTCATATCCTGCTTGGATAGACCGCTTATGGTAGCCCATAATTTGTTCCATACCATTAGCACGGATAGTTGGTGCAAATTGAATACTATCATGTAAACCAATCATATCAACCAACTGATACATTCTCTTTTCATAAGGCTCATCAGACATGAGATCATATGCATGAAAATTCAACAATTTTGTATTATCTTGTGTTCTTTTAATCCATGAGACAATAGTCTGCAATTTCTCTCCATGACAATACAGTTCACCATCAATAAATTGACCTTCATCAAGCTTCAAACCATTTGTAATATGAGATAGATCAGCAGGGATAACCTTGCCATTTCTTGAATAAGCTAAAATTTTGCCGTGCTGTTTGGTAATGATACAACGGTTCCCATCATATTTATGCTGAAGGAAAACATCATTCAAATTAACACTAACACGGTCAAATCGTTGAGCAAGCATAGGCTTTAGCAAACCGAGTTGATTTGTTGTCTTTGTCTTTGCCTCTTCAATTGTATCTACATATCCTCTATCCCTTTGCCTAGAAACACGGGAATTGATCTGTAAATCAATCTGTTGCTGTATTGAGCGACCAGCTTTCCCGTGTGGTACATACTCTCTCTTTTCTTGAATAGCTCCGCCAAGAACCCCAAAATGGATCACTATATCCTGCCCATCTTGTATAACTTCCCACACACGGATAGCACCTTTGTTGTCTTTAATATATAATTCCACTATTTTCCCCTTGTTAAAAATCTATTATACTATATTATGCAGCAAATGGATAATTAAAAATTTCTATACCCGCATTAATCTGTTCTATTCTCTCGTACAGAGAATGGCAAGATCAAGATGGGGATGATTACCATGTGTCGGTGAGGTCTTGACCGCCTTCATATCATACCCCATATCATAGAGCACAGGTGGAATAAGCAGATACTCCTGCCAATTGTGATATATTGAAATTAATAAATCAGGGGAATGCTTATCAATAAGCTCTAATGAACCAACTATAATATCATACCCTGATCCCTCTGCGTCAATTGATATAAGATCACAACTATCCATATCAATTGAGTCCAGGTTAGTGACATCAATCATCTGTCTTGACTGAATATATTTCTCGTCAACATCAACAAGGGTATTCCCCTCTTCATCTGAAATAATATTAAATAAGGCAACCCCATTAGAATGACCAACGGCCTTATTAATCATTCTGGTATCTGTTAAGTCAAATAGCCTCCAATTATTATCCCCGACAAGATCGTTACAATCCCGACCACCGGCGCCCACTACAACCCCAGAGTCATAGCTTTCATACAATTTCCTTTTTGAAAGCGGCAGAAATGGCTTAATGTAAAGATGCCTATGCATATCGGGAATTGCCACATATCCCATTGATAAGCTGTCCATCCCAGACATAATTTCCATGTGGGATACATATAGCTCAGAGTCCATCATTAGCTCTGCATTATAAAACGCAAGCTCTTTATCAAAGTCAAACTTTGACCTAAACATAGTCCTCATGTTGTCACCTCTGGCTTTAGCTCTTCAAACTCATTCCCAAGATATGCATTGACAGCATCAGTTGCACTACCTGTGTGGTATCGGACGGGCTTAGCCAGCATTACATTAAGGCCATAGTTATGATTACTAATTGTAATAATGGTCTTTCTAGCCTTTGCAGCATATCCAAGTTCGAACATGGTTCCAGGATCAAAGTCATCTATAATAGCTATAACAGCATCAGAACCATCAATACCATCCACATTCATGTCATACACAGAACCAGAAGCGGCCTTTCTATCCTCTGCATTCATATCCTTCAAGATGCCACCTTCTATCCTAGGTGAAAAATACTTCAGGACAAACCCTTCACAAGCCGCCTCAATGTCCTTAATAGCATTAAGCTGATCATGGTTAAAAAATGGCCCAGCAATATAAATCATAGTTGTCTCTCCTTCATAGCAGTATATTGCTTCCGGTACTTATTGTTAGGATTATCTACAATGAATCCTTCATCAAATAATTTATAGTAATACTGCAGCAATAGACTATCACCAACTTGATTAGACTTCAAATCTAGCATGGCTTTCCATTCACACATGATCGGGCATGGCAATCCAGGGTCTTCACCAATCACACGGTTATAAACATCTGCCCAATATGGGTCTTTCTTTCCACCACCATTTGGAATAAACTCCCAGAACTCTTCTGTGGTCATATCCTTAATATAATCTGAAATAATGCCACCCCACATATCCATAGACCAGTCAATAACCCAGTGTGCCCTCATGGACATTAAACGGTGGTATGATTTCTGGTCAATATAGAATGCAACATCAATTTTATCTGATTGTGAAATAGAACTATCAAAGTAATCGGGGATCATGTTCCAGAAACCAATCTTAATCTTTGAATAGTGCTGTCTTAGAAACTGTGAGGCCATTGCAACCTTCATGTTATAATAACCAAAGATCATCCCGCCAGCTTTTTTAGTGCGCTCCTCACCTTTCTCTTTATCATTGATCATATAGAAATCATGCACCATATTATACGTGCAGTTTTCAAAATCCTTCCAGCCAAAAATTGCATCTAGGATCATCTTGCCATATAGATCAAAGAGCTTGCTATTTAGTAGCTTGAGACTCCTCAGAAATCCGAGTAGTACACGATGATCAAGAGTAACAGTGTACACTGTGCTAACTGACATGCGTAGCATTCCACGGACATTATCACGCTCCCCACCTTCATCTAAATATTGTAGCATTTTATCAATCTGCCCATCATCCTCAGGGAAATGAGAGAACTCTGATGATGTTGCTAGAGACTCCCGATTGATAGGCATACTACGGGTAGATAATGCCCAGCCACTAATCGGGCGAAGAGAGAATATAATATCACGGAACAATGCACTAGAACGAAATTCTAGGGTATATACGCGCATTGAGTTTAGGCTCAGATCCATCTTACCAATTTCATCTAAATGTAGATGCTCTTCTGAGAATTTTGGCCGACTGGCTTTCCATGCATGTTCTCGTTCATCCATTGTTGCAATACATTTTACATACGGGGCAATAGTCTTCATTCTATATTCTCCAATAGTTCTAAAAGCTCAGTGATAACATCAGCTAATCTTTCTACATGCTCTGAATTACCATGCAGCCAGCCTTCAAATACAGATCTTAGCCTTGGTCTATATTCTAAAAGGGTTTTGTTGCCAAGCATAGCCTCCTGCCACATCTTATATATAACAGCGGCAGAATCAGAAACCTTAATCACCCAGCCATCTATTGAATCATCTTTGGCACAAGCCCAATCATCATAAAATGACTCAGACTCTGTAAACAATTTACAAATAGATTCGTTGGCACCTTTGGCCTCTAATTCCTGTAGTGCCTCTGATACTATATCGTTGGCATACTTAGTCGGGGTTGGTATATCCCCTGTTACTATCTCATCAATATCATGCACAATAGCACGCCTGAGAACCTTTGTTGGATCAGCGCCAATTCGGTGACAAATAGCTGCACCAAAAATTGCCACAAAAGCTGTATGTTCCAAGACAGACTCCCTTGTAATGTTGTGTGCCTGACTATATCTAGTCAATGCAGACATTGAGTTGATCACCTCAAATGCATCTTTCATCATGACCTATTTCTCGCCATATCTGTAATATCATAAATCGCCGTAATGCTGATGTTACGCCAGCTATCACGGAGTGTTCCCTTAATAAGCATATGTGTTTCTCCTAGCTTAACATTTTCAGCAATCTTTTGGCCTTCTAGCTCATCAAATAAATATGGTGGGATTGTACATTTAATATCATCAGTATCATCCTCAATAAAAAGATTCAAATAAAATGGATCTTTATCAACCTTACTACCACGTCTCATGACAGACTGCACATCATTCCGATCACGTAAGTCACGATCAACAATTCTTCCAATTACCGTATATTCGCCTGGATCCTGTGCATCAATGATTTTGCAGGGCGGCCTATTCAAACCATGTGATATTGGGTCTTCATATAGATGGCCATAGAAATGTTCAATCGGAAACAATATATCAAATGGAGTTACAGGATTCAACATTTTTTTCAAAATTGCTGGTGTAAAATTCCTTCCATTTTTTCTTGTCTTAATAATCCCTTGTGCTTTCTTTATACCAATTCCATCTAAATTAGTTAGCCCACCAATTAGCTTACCATCATATATAGACCACTTAACATCTGAAACATCAGGGTCAACTGGTATATAATTAATGCCATCATTATTAACAAAATCACGTAATAGCTTAATAGCACTATTATTATCTTTTGCATGATTAAGATTAGCCGCTGCAAATTCAATTGGATATAATGCCTTTGCCCATGCTGTCCAATAAGAGATCATTGAATAAGCTACAGCGTGTGATCTATTAAATTGATAGGAACCAGCACTAGAAATAGCATGCCAAACAATTTCAGCATCTTCTAATGCATAACAGTTCTCTTGAGCACCTGCAATAAACTTATCTTTATACCGATTGAAGAATTCATCACCATAGGATTTAGATAATGCTCTTCTCAATTGATTGACATCATCCCAGCTTAGATTCCCGTAATTCCTGAGCAGGTTCATTGTCTGCTCCTGATAGATCACATTTCCATACGTCTTTGAAGTAACCTCATCATACAAGCCTCCAAGATATTCAATCTCTTTCTCCCCATTCTTACAAGCTACATATCGGGAGGCTGCACCTGTGTTAAGGGCACCAGGTCTACCTAATGCAGTAATGGCACATATATCCTCGAAGTCATTGACACCCATCTGCTTAGTAAGCATTGCCAGTGCCTTTCCCTCAAACTGGAAGATGCCATGCAACCTTGCCTCATTAAAGATACTAAATGCTCGTTGGTCATCAAAAACTAGCTTGTAGTAATCCTTATATGAAAACCCAGCAAGCCTTGCAGTCTCCTGTAAAACAGTTAGTGTTCTTAGACCAAGTACATCAATCTTCAAAAGGCCAACGCTTTCAGCAGGTCCACCTTCTGTCATCAACACCTCATTACGACTATCAAGCCCACAGTAATTATCAATCGGTAAATTTGAAACAATAATACCAGCAGCATGTTTTCCTGCGTGATTAGCATGGCCTTCGGCATATTGCGTCAACTTCATGGCAGGATATTTTTTAACAAACTCCTTTCCGATCTCTGATCCCTCAAAGGTATCCATAATACACATTCCAGCACGTGCATCGCCAGAGGATCTTTCGATAATTGCATTCTTCATATCCTCTGTATCTGCTGGTGGAATATTCAACGATTTAGCAAATTCTGTAATAACAGACTTGGCCTTATAGCGCATCACAGTTCCAATGGCACACACATTATCAGAACCATATAGCTTCTTCATGTATTTAATAACCGACTGCCTAGCAATATCAGGAATGTCAGTATCAATATCAGGTAGGCCATCTCTATTCGGATCAATGAAACGGGCAAACAAGAGATCATACTTAATGGGATCCAATTCAGTAATGCCCATTAAATAGCAAACTAAACTACCTCCAGATGAACCTCGGCCTGGGCCCACAAGGGATGTCTTTCTTGCCTCTGTTAGAATATCAGATACAATGAGAAAATAATCATGGAAGTCTCGACTGTTAATAAGCTCCAGTTCCATGGCAAGCCGTTCCTTATACACTGGATCTGACAGATCAATATTTAGCCGCCTTGCGCCTCTTTCACATATCTTTTGTAAATCACCACCCTTCTTATATTTAATCATCGGGGCACTAGGTAGCTTTGCGTTACACTGGCTTGCTAATTCTTCCGAATATGTTATAGCCTCTTGACTACCACCCTCTGATAAATAGTCTGAATCTGACCAGATATGCTGAGAGTATGTTTTCTGATCAAAGTTCTGAATATAGGTGGTACCACGTTTAGTTACACCTGCCAATAGCTGATAAATAGGCTTTTGATTTGGTGTTATATACCTATGTTCAATATTCGGGATAACCCTCTCAGCCTTCACGTCAAAATAGGTTAATCCCCCTAGATAGTCGAGCCGTATGGCGTCTGTATCGCCTTCTAGCGAGCCTATAGATACTCGATAGGGGGAAAGTACCGCTATATTGTCCGATGCTCTTAGAGCGTCAGAGAAATAGAGCCGATGTGTATAGTAAAACTGATCATATGCCTTTTTAACAAGGCCATATAGCTCCACAAGACCAGCATTATTCTTGGCAACATATATCCAAGGAAGATGGCAGGTTCTTTGCTTACTACTATCCGGTAGGGTGTTCAGCCTAACACCGAAGATTGGTTTGATACCCTGCTTTTCACATTCCTTTGAAAAATAATAATGTCCAAATGTATTGCCAGCATCAGCAATCCCCAATGACTTCATATCATTATCTTTGGCATATGCTACTAGCTTTTCAATAGGACTATAACATTGCTTAAATGAATATTCTGATTTTAATATTGGAATCATTCTATTATCCACATTTTGAGTTTGCGCAATCTATACAGGTTGGGCAACCATCCATTAATACCATATCACCACCACACTTTGGACAAGTGTCCACCTTCCTTGTATTAATGGGTTCGGCATCAGAGATAATACTTTCAGTTTTCTCAACAATTGTTGTTAAATCATTATCACCTTCACAGTGCTGTAGAATAACCCTACCGATGTGTGATACTGTGCAGCCAGATTTCCCCTTGTAGAAAAACGGATTTGAATCCACAATCTGCTGTAATTCCTTACCAATGAATCCTGCTGGAACCCCAGCACGGAACATGGCTGAGATAAGAACAGTCATAGCTGATACCCACTGCTGGCTTTCCGTATGCCTGGAATTGATAAAAATCTCAAACGGCTTTCCACCCATATTTGAAATAGAACAATAAATGTTTGTGTCCTTTGTTGGATCTTTGATTTTATAAACAGCAGCAGGCAAAACTTCTGGTCTCTTTATGTTCTTTCCATAATCACTATCTATGGCATTATTTTTATAATCACAATCCTCACAATCTAAGCTATCATCAAAATCATCTTCTGGGGAATCAAGCCCATCATTTTCACCCACAATAGATGCATGAACAATTTTACTATCAATTTTAACGGTCACTTGTAGATCCAAACCCTTTATCGCCACGCTGAGTATTATCCAATTCTTCAACAACTCTTACTTCTGGAAGATGCAATTTCCGAAGAATTATTTGGACTAATGGCTCCCCTAACAACTCTTCACAACGAACCATAATATCATCCAACTTAATTGGGATCATCAATTCGCCACGGTATTGCATATCAATTACACCAAAGCTATTTGCAATCATAACTTGTTTTTTGCTAACAGATGACCGTGGTGCTAGATCAATATAATATCCTTCTGGTGGCTTAACAGCAATACCAGTGCCAAGCAAAAGGGTTCTACTATCAATTTGTTTAACAATTCTAATCGGAGTTACATCTAAACCTGTATCATCATGGTGCCCACGAGTTGGTATAACAGCATCTTCAAATAATTTCTTGACTTCAATTTCCACTAGTAGTTCCTTACATATTCTTCAAAATCTTGCAAATCATCATCATTCAATTTATTAGACATTCTCATGATAAATTGCATAATTGAATTAACACATCCATCACGGTCAAAATCTGGCTCTATATTTTGCTCCTCAACTTTAACTTCACTAACACCAGAACTTTTTGTTTCCCAAATTTCATTGCCATTTTCATCTATGCCAACAAGCTCAAAATCATCAAGAAGCTCATTGCTTTCTATTTCTGATTCTTCTTGCTTTTTCAATTCATTTACAATTGCTGATTCTTTTTGCTTTTCTGCAACTTCAAGATCGTGTTTATAGTTGGTTATATCAATAGCAGTAGACATTGCATTAATAGTATTACTATTAACAGCCTTTCTAATTAGATCTGAATCCAGCTTAGATAGCTCAACAAGCGCATTCCGTGATGTTGGTAATTTATTTTTGAACGGAGCAATACTATCATATGCAGCACCTATAGAACAAAGTTTTGATGCACTAGGCTGACTTAATCCAATCCAATCTTTAACATCCTTACTAAAAGATGAGCCACCCTTTACTGGCGCACACTCCTGTTTGTAATCATAAACAGCTTTACTAAATTCAATAAAGTCAGTAGCAGCAGCACGGTAAGAACCTAATACCCGATTCTGTGCTTCAACTAGCTCATTTTTCCAATATTCCTTATCAATCAATTCTTTTGACATTTTAGTTATTCCTGCGAGAATAAGTTACTTATTCATTTGCTCCATTAGCCAATGATATGACCTTACAAGGGCAAATACATCATCCTTAGCTCGGTGAGCATTAGCTATATCTTTACCAGTTGCATATTTGTGTAATGTATTCAAATTAAGTCTGCGTTGCTCAATCCCCATAGACATCTCTACCGTACATGTATGCTTAATAGGCCACGGGAAGTTAATTAACTTGTTAATTCGGATCAACTCATTGGCAAGCATAGAACGGTCAAATGGTAGATTATGTGCAATTATCTCATCCACTCCTTGAAAGAACTCTGCGATCTTTTGATACACGGCTTGGAAATTCGGTGCATCTTTGACCATCTCTTCTGTAATCCCAGTAATTTTAGTAATTTCTTTAGAAACAGGCACAGGTGGTTTAATAAAAGTTTCATATTCATCAATTAAATTATATTCATCATCAATCTTACAGGCGTAAAATTCAATGATATATGGCTGTTCATTTATATCATTTGAATCTGATTTTAAGAGACCTGTTGTTTCGGTATCATACAATAGTCTTACTGCCACTATTTAGCCCTCTTTGCAATTTCCAATAACCGATTGCTGTTCCAGGCCATCTTTTCTGCACCACGCAGCGGGCTATTGCCTTGCTTCTCTTTTCCCTGTCTTGCAGTAGCCATACGCCAGATTTCCTTGAAAGCACTTGCCTCATAGACATTAAGTTCAAGTGCCTCAATGATCTCACCACATTCAGCTGTATAAGGTTTTTTGCTGAAATATGGATGCTCAACAAAAATTTTATAATAATCACACGACCCACCAGAGTTTTCAACTGCCACAATATTGCCCTCCAAACGTGAAAAATGCAGGGCATTTCACCCTGCACGGTATAGTATTGATTATATCGCTAATATCAATATATACTCAAAGTTTTGTGCCTAACTGTGAAAGGCATTAAGCAGCAACTGCATTTACCAGACCACGGATATTCTGGTAATGGCTGCGCCAGGTTTTCTTAGAAGTTTCACTTCCATTCTCATCAATAAAGGCATCAAGCTCTGCCTCAGTAGTATGAGGATTATCCTTGAGCATTGCGAAGAGCTTGGTGTTAATACCATTACGGCCCTTGCCACCACCCTTGGTACGTTTAAAGACTTCAGCCTCATTCTTCTTAGCCCAAGCACGGATCAGTGATGCAGACTTCTTCTCATCAACATGATCGATATTATCCATGATTGTGTCAACTGCATCATTGAAGCCATCCTCAGTATCAAGCCCATCCAGGCCAGAAAGGATGTCATCAACCTCTTTGGCACGCTCCTTGGTATTAACCATAATACCAGTTTCAATAGCCCATTCTTTATACAGCTTAACTGTGTCCTTAAAATCACAGCCAGCCTTAATCATCTCAACCTTAGTCTCATCAGCAGACTTACCCTCAGCTACAGCAGCATCAAAAACTGCACGTACATTTTCATTCGACATTATATTTTTCTCCGAAAAAATTATTTCTCTTACACCCTGTAAGAGATAATCGTTATTATACTATAATTTCCCATAAAAAGATAGTATTTTCATAAATTTTGCCATAAAACTTTTCTATAACCTTATTAAAAATCGTAGTCCTGAATTTGAGGATACTTGCCAATTTCAGCTACTTTGATTCTTTTTGGCATTGAATAAGAATAGCTTTCATCATATGCTTCTTTTACATTTAATGCACCTCCACCTCTATATTGAACCCAATGCCTGGCAAGATGCCCAGCATACCCTGGATGATCAAGGTTCACCCACTCCTTAAATTGTCGTAAACCACAGGAATACATAACCATCAAATTATCAGGCCGATTCGGTTTTCTTGATATGCTATATATCACATCAGAAACATCATACCATTTTGCATTCTGTGTTACAACAGATCTACCACTTGAATCTGTTAATCCGTGTTTGAATTGGAACTTATGTCCACAGAACTCACAAACTCGGACTGCTGGATGGTGAATAGCATCACAGTTAGGGCAATGCTTAGTAATTGGCTCTCCACCCTTTCCTTTCCTTTTCTCTTTGACCATGACATCATCAATTGGTCCAAGCCTATCTGTATTGCCACCAAAATCCATTACTAAGCAATGATCTTTATTGGGCGCAATACGGAGGCCACGACCAATCATTTGTACATGGAGAACAGGCGACTTGGTAGGCCGAAGAAGTACAATAAGATCAATTTCAGGATCATCAAACCCAGTAGTGAGAATGTTAACATTGACAATAGCACGATACTTACCTTTCTTGTACTTTCGGATAACACTATCACGATCTTCGTCCATTTCAGAATGGACAACATTTGCCATAATATCATTTCTAATCAGAGTCTCCGCTATGTGTTCTGCATGTTCAATATCAATGGCAAAGATAAGCCACTTTTTGTAATTTTGGCCATGCTTGATTACTTCTTTAATAGCCCCCTCTGTGATTGGTGATCTATCAAATTTGTCAGACATATCTGATAGCTTAAAATCCCCATTTTGTGTTCTAACTTTCTTTGTATCTAATTCAATTTGAGTTGCAATTGTTTTTAATTTTGACAGATACCCATCTTTTACTAACTTGTCAAAATGCGCTTTGGAGGTAAGGTCATATGCAACTCCTGTAAATAACTTGTCACCTCCATATACATAGCCACCACCTAACCGAAACAGGGTTGCTGATAGGCCAAGATATTTTGCTTTACCAATTCCGTTGAGAAATGTCCTATACATTCCATCCCCAGATAGCGGGACTGCATGACACTCATCAATAATAATAAAATTGTATTGCTTAAATTCACCCGTTCTGCGGTATATAGATTGAATCCCAGCAACAGTTATTTGTTCTTTTTCTCTTCTTCCGAGTCCTGCTGAGAACACTCCTACTTTGTGATCCACTAACTTCTGGATTGCCTTAGCATCTTGATCAACAATCTCTTTTGTGTGACAGATCACAAGAATATGAGTATCACTCCACTTCTTCAATGTGCGCTGGATTAACCCTGCTATAATATATGACTTACCAGCACCTGTTGGTGCACCAATAACTGGGTGACCATCTGGATTCTCTTTCCAGAAGTCAAATGGTGCTTTAACAGCAGCCTTTTGATAGTCACGCAGTTTAATCATTGAACATCTCATCTAATTCATATTTAGAACAAGCGGATAGTTGCTGGTCATAGTTGAGTAATTCACCTGAGCAGCCCCATCCACCTTCACCTTCTAGTGTTACGTGCTTACAAGTTCGGCAAGTTTTCCACGGTTTATCATTGCCATGACATAAGTTTTTAGCATCACACCATTTACAAGCAAACCAAGTTCTGCCACCAATTTTCTCTGGTAATTCAGTCATGAGAGGAATTGCATTCGCAATATCTTCCAATCTTTGATATTCATCGTTGTCAAACTCTATGATCTGATAATTACGATGCTCATCATTCTTGTTAACTACAACATATAGACACCTCTCAAGCCCCAACTTGCCCATATATGACATCACCTGGCCATAATACACAGGGTTGGTTTCTCTCAAACCTTTTTTGAGATAATCCTTGAACCGTTTATCATTCATAGTCTTGGCTTCAAACATCATTATTTCTGTTTCATAGCCTGGGACACCGAATACTTTGCCGTCAATATGGCCTTTAGCATATCCATGGCCACCTATCACCTCCAGTTGATCATCAAATAGGTCTATGCCCACTCTCTTGAAATCATCTGCTAAAACTGTTTCTTCATAATCACCTCTACGGAAAATGCGTTCAATCCGTGCTTCATGGTATTTGGTATATGCCCAATGCAGAGAATATTTCAAATGCCTAGAACAAGGGTTTGCCATTCCAGAATAACCTAGATATGATCTTGGTCTTTTGTTAGCAATCTTTCTGCCTTCAATTGCTTCTGCTATTACATCTTTAGGTGGTAGTAGTGCCATTTATTGTCCTTTAATAAAAGTGCCCACTTTTTCGTCAGACAGGTGTGGGCAACCTGCTCTCAGCGCATATATGGAGGATGCGCACTGACTATTTATTTATGCAAATGGATTGTCATCAGTAGCAGGAATATCATCTTCCTTCATATATCTTTTGATAACATTTTTAGCAGGCCACTGGGCTGTGGCTTCTTGAATAGCAACCTGAATACCAATTGGTGTTCCGTGCAAATCTTCTGTATCCTCAAGCTGATAGTCATCCCCAAGATCACATGCAACTACAATAGACTTGAGAACACGGTTGGCAATCTCTACAGCAGTCTGATTCTTATTAACAATATTAAGATTATCAAACAACAGACGCTTAGCATGATCACCATCAATTACTTTCACCTGTAGTGAAATATATTTACCAGTTCCATCTTTTGTGTTCTTGATTTCTGATTTAACAATTTCAGCAACATAAACACCAGCTGGAATTGGCTCAAAGCCACCAGCAGCCTCATGATCAGCTGAATTGAATACACTAGGAAGTTGTGCCATAAATTTTCTCCTTATAGCATAGTTAAAAAATGCTACCACTTCAGGCTGGTAGCCCACCTTGCAACATTTAAAGCTGTTGCCACTTATTCATATATCCAGAGTTTTTCTGTGTCGAAGGTTGGTGGGCCATCTACATTTGGCCGCTGTGTATTCTCAAACACCCCAACTGAGCAGTCAGCAATAAGATTAAGTGCAGTAGCAGGATGCACTACGATTACACCATCAAACTGGCACAAATCTTCATCAATATAGATTTGCTCTTCTTCCGAATCTAGTTCTGCATAATGTTCATACCACTTATCCATAACCCAATCCCAACTCATGGCGAATGCATCAAAGTCACCAATTGGTACAAGTTTAATATCCTGTTGCTCACAAAGTAGATATTGTTTCTGCGTAGGCTCATGCCTAGAAATAAATGCAAAAATCTTCATTATGTATTCCCTCTGATTTTATCAAAAATTGCTGCTAGATCAGGTGGTTCTTTTGGCTCAAGACTGCCTGACCTATCCTTAGCATGGAATTTCCGTGTTGCTATTGTGTTAATTGATCTAACACCCTTACGATCTACATCCATATAAAAGACTTCATCTGTCATATAAGGTAATTGGAACTTAATTACTTGTCCTGGAGCAAATGGCTCAATGCTAGATGTACCAGATTCATCATCAATTTCCTTTTTTGCCTTAGCAACAAACACTACATTCTTGTTTGGAAGATCCCGAAAGTTGCGGATAAGAGCAGTAACAGCCTGTGATAACTGCATATAGGCTTGCCTGCCATCTTTATTCTCTTTTTTGAACTCATTTAAGACAGTTTCAGCAATCTCGGAAAGTGAATCCAGACAAATAGTCTCATAATCACCATTATTTTTGAGAAAATCAAAGGCATTTCCAATATCTTGTATTGATTTTACCTCAATAAACGGAATATCTTTTCCGTGTAATGATAAAAGGCCATCTTCAGCAGACAAAATAATGGGTTTTGGGGCAGTAGAACAGAGAACTGTCTTGCCTACACCTGAGAATCCATACACAACAGCTTTGATGCCATGATCTGTGGCAATATCCTTAGTTGATTTGATGTTAATTTTCACGTGTTTACCTCTCCAGTAGAAGAAATGCCACCTGTGATTAACATTTTATCCTGTGAATCCTCAAGAACAAATGCAGCATAACCGAGTGGTAAGGTTGAATCCTCCCAAATAATGACTGTTTCTGAACTGTGATACCTATCTTTTAATGCAGAAAGGGCATCAAGTTGGTCTATTGTTAATTTCATAGTGCACCCATAATAATGTAAATTGCATAAAAGGAAGCAATAAATGCTAGAATAGTAATCACCATATTGTGTTCTTCCCATTTACTTCAATTGTTCCGTGATTAATGGTATAGCCTTTGGCATCATTAATCTCTGTATAAATGGCACCATGTGGCTTATCCAGCTTCCGAATGTGTACTGATGCTGGATCTTTTCCACGCAAATGATAGGCCAAAACACTAATTTGTCTCTTGCTAAGCATCATTTTTTCCCACCATTATGTGTTTTAATCCAATTGCAAATAATTGCATCAGCCTCTTTTTCAGAACGAGTATAGCCATCACAGCCATATCCGAATGAATAATACCACTCTAGGCCATCTTTGGCATGTGGATTATCAGGATGATGCTCAATAACTATACCATCAATTTTGCTTTTGCAGGCCATTAGTCTAACCTCGCAATTTCATCATTGATTCTAGTCCAACCATATGGGAAAATCCAAACAGTCTCATCGTTTGAATACTCTATACGAACATAAGGGTGGATATCAGGATCACCTGGATATTGCAATGCCTCATTTTTGACTGTGAATCCTTCCATTGGCCTCCAGCCAAATACATAGTATGTTTTGATTGCATCAGCAGCTGTCATCTTGTTTGATGCACCTTCAATAAGGAAACTGGGGATATAGCCACAGGCTTCAATCATATCATCATCAGACAGATGAGTATAATGACCACAAGGATCAAAAGTTACAGGAATGTTCATTATTTTCTCCATAAG